ATCCACTATAAAGGTTTTATTTGGAAGATGGTTATCAGTCATAGTAGCATATACTTTAAACTTGTTCTGTAGGTTCAGATTCAGAATAGCAGAAGGTGTACTATATTGTGTTACTAGCCTATATATAAGATGTTCTTCCAGTCTATACATCTGCTTAGTAGCCTTATTATATACGTTATCCAGATAAGTAAAGCTAGTACTATCAGCACTATAGCAAACTGCACTGTAGTTACATTCCTTATTATCCCAAGTACATATAGCAAAATCTTCTGAATCCATCTCATTTACAAAGTCCTCGTTTATGATGTTACTGTATTCAGTATCAGAATCCTTTTCTTCTTCCTTCTGGAAGTTCTGAACTTTAGCCTGTATATCGAAGTCAGATAACCAAACAGCATCACATCTATAGCTATTATCTACTTTGTGTGGATGGTATAAAGTAAATGTAGGTTTGCCAGTAATTACTTCATTAGTATTAGGCATCGGAATAGCATAACCTTCACCATCTATCCCCATATTCCAAGTAATGTTATTTTTAACTGGGAATATCCTGTTAATACAATGGTCTGACTGTCCTTGATTATCAAAGTATAATTTGAATGTACTATCTGTAGTAGTCCACCTAGAACCATTCCAGTACATACTACCATACTTTAACTTACAGTCTATGTAAAGATTATCTGGGTTGAAGTCATCATTCTTGTTACTATACCCCTGCATTATATACATCTCACCTTCCCTATCCATAAATAGGAAATTACCCTTAATAATCAGATAGGTAGAACCACCAATGAAGCTAACATTATTATCATTTACTTCCAGTTCAAACAATGGTCTTAGTTTACCATCATAAGTATTATGAACGTGTAACAGTACATAGTCTGTAAAATTAATATTATTGTACTTCTTATTAAAATCAGTAACCTTATCAAAGAAGGCTTTACAGATAGTAGCACCTACATAGTTCTGTGTAGTAGCATAGTTAATAGTAGAAGGTGCTGATACTTGTGCTAATGTAGCCTTATTGTAATAGTAGCATTTATAGTTGCTGTTCTTTAGATACTTAAAGAAACATTTGTGCATACCACCTTTACCATCTTCATTTACCTCCTGCACATAAGACCAGCTACCACCATAGTTAGTTAAATAGTTCTCATCCCAGATACTAGGTATAATGCTATCAAAGCTGTATAGACTGTCTTTAACAGTAACCTTATTATATACATTATCTAAGGATAACTGACCACCATTTTCAACATAATCACTGGCTTCTATCTCCTTAGACTGCTGTAATGTTACCTTAGTAGATGCTGTACTACCAATGG